GCAATCACCCCCTTACCCTTGATACCGTTTAATAGGAAAAACCAACCACACACTCAACGATAACGTCAATATCTAGGTACTAACGCACCACATATATACGCCACTTTATAAATAATTGAAAATCAAAAAAAAATAAAGTTGAGCAATAATTTGGAAATATGAACTGACGTTATTTAACTTTACCGTTCCAATATTCGAGTGGTATAAAAACCGCAGCTATTTCCAACGATTCTTTGTAAAAACCAATGTGCATGTAATCCCAGTGTTTTATTTCCGTTTAGAAGTTATAGCCGATAATGCTATGCGGAAGGGTAAATTTCGATTAAGTCCTCATGAGTTCGGCGGCTACCGGCTTTTGAGGCTTTTTTAATAAAATCCAATATTATTTCGTGAAAAATTTTCATGAGTTAAGATATTTTTATAGTTTTACAATATCGAGATATGTCGTAGAAACCATATCTTCGCAACCAGATTATTAGTGCCGGAAGGCGTGTCGGAGGGTCTTAAAAAGCCCGTTTCTACCCGATACGACTTCCGGTTTTTCTTTGTCGGCGATGTTTGAATCCACTACAATCCAAAACGCATTCAGGAAAGATAACAGCCTGACTTTTAATGAATATGCCTTAATTGACACCATTTACAGGCTTGCCACTTTACCAGATAATCCGGTTCCAGGTTGGTGCTTTGCATCAAGGGAAACACTAGGTCTGGAAATGGCACTTTCAAAGCAATCTATCATCAATCTTGTTGATAAACTAATAACCGCAGGGTTCCTTGAAAAGAACGTACACACGAAGAATTTAAAGACGAGCAAACTATGGAATGACCACTATTTTGTCGCCGGTAAAGAAAGTTTACCGCCGGTAAAGAAAGTTTACCAAGAGCCTGAAAAAGACGGTAAAGAAAGTTTACCAGCGGTAAAGAAAGTTGACCAAGAAATCGGTAAAGAAAGTTTACCCTATATAATACATAATACAGTAAATACAAATACAGATACGCTTTTTTTAGAAAAAAAATCTGAAACGGAATTAAAATTTGAAAAATTCGTAGCATGGCTTTCTAAAAACGCTCCGAATGTTTTAAAAATGAAAGAGCCGGTTACAATCGAACAATACGGAAAGTTGCGTAAAGAATACGAGCATTACGAAATGGAGCTTACCGAAACATTTTTAGCCATGCACAATACGGTAGGCATTAAAAAATATACATCAGCATACCTAACCGCAAGGAATTGGGTTAAGCGAAGAATAAGTGACCCGATAGTAGTACCAATTTCAAAACCATCCAATAAAAAAGCCGGAGTTATTTCTAGTTCTGGTCAAGCTCCTTTACCGCAAATCAAATCAAATTAATTTATGGATTATCAGGAAGGAATACATTTCAGCACACCAATGGAACGGGCAATTTTAGGAGCCATCCTTTTGTTTCCAAATGGTATGTCAAGGACTTACGGGTTGGTAAAAGCAGAAGCGTTCCATCATGAAATCCATAGGCACATATACCAGGTTTTGCTTTTGATGTTTAAATCCGGTCATGCCATTGATCCATTAACAACGGCTGATTATTTATTCAGGAGGGAAAGGGTAACGATGATTGACGGCAAGGCTATTGGATGGTGGATTGTCGAAGTAACCAAAGCTGTAACAGGCGATGCTCATTTGGAATTTTGGTGCAGTAGTGTTGCCGAAATGCACTTGCAAAGGGAGTTGATTGCTTTTACGAATGGTGGTATTGAATTAACCGGAGATAGCAGGCAAATGATTGGCGACTTGCATTTAAGGCTTAACGAACTGAATCGTCAAAAGGTTGGTGGTGATTGGGAAGATGCTTCACAACTAACGGTAAACCTATTGAGGCATCAGGAAGAAATGTCAAGAAGCGGTGGTATCGGAATTAAAACCGGCTTTGTTGGAATTGACAATATCAACGGCGGTATTCATAAAGGCCAATCCATTTTGATTGCCGCAAGACCTTCCGTTGGTAAAAGTGCATTTGCGGGCCAAATCTGCCTCAATATGGCGGAGCAAGGCTACAAGGTGGGTGTTATCAGCCTTGAAATGAGTAACACCGAAATAGCCGCCCGTATGATGGCTATAAGCACAGATACAAACTACCAGACCATCTACCGTGATTTATTTGCAGATCAGGCGCAAAGGGATTGGTTTTACGAAAAAGTAACCGGAGGTTTCGCTACCCTATCAATTTTCATCAGCGATAAGACAGGAGTTGATATTCACGAAATACGTGGCAAGGCAGAAAAGTTAAATGCCAATGTCGAAGGCGGTATTGATGTTTTAATGATTGATTATTTACAGTTGGTTGATGGTACTGATACTGGAAAAAGAATCCGTAACAGGGAACAGGAAATTGCAGAAATAAGCCGGGGTGTAAAAATTATGGCAAAGCAAATGAATATTCCGGTTATTAGTTTGGCGCAATTAAACCGGCAATCAACTCAAAGAAAAGGCGATGATCGCTACCCTTACCTATCAGATTTACGTGAATCAGGTTCATTGGAACAAGATGCAGACGTTGTAATGTTCTTACACAGGGATTACATGGCAGGGGTTCAAATAAGCGAAGATGGGAATAGTACAGAGTACGAAGCAGATATTTTGATTCGTAAATGGCGTAACGGTGCATTAGGGCATTTGAAACTTGGATTCGACCCGCCAAAAATGAGATTCTTTGAACAGCACACATCATTCCGGCCAGCGCCAACCATCGAACCAGTAAAAAGCTACTACGAAACAGAACATGACGAAACACTCTTTTAGTCTATGGAACTTGAAATAATATTAGATGGCAAACATTGTCCTATTACTGGAATACCATTAGATGATTTTGGTAAAGTACGCAGAGCAAAAAACATAGATCATCCAATAGGTTATTATGCAGCAGAATGGGAAGTGAAAAATCCAGCGCCAAAAGAAAAACAGGTTCGTGAAAAAAGAATACTACTCACTCCCGAAGAAAAAAGATTAAAGCAAAAAGAAAGAGATAGGAGAAATTACGATCCAGTTAAAAAGCATAGGTATTATCTAACCAGGAAAGCAAAAATAAAATATGTACCAAAAAGTACGCCTAGCCGCTGATTGCATTTTTGAAGATTGGGATGAAGATGGCGAATATCCTATTTGTCCTGAACATGAAATGCTTTATGCCGATTGTCCATGTGTCGGGCCGCACCAGGACGATGAGCATGACTATGAAGAAGTTGACGGTATCTTAATGGCAAAAAAGAAAAATTAAAACAAACAATATGACACCACTATTTGATCGTTTATTGGTACGCAAAAAACCAATGGAAGAAGTTACAACAGACGGAGGTATTCTCCTTGACGCTGATAAATTAGAAGTAGCCCATGAAAGAGGGGAAGTAGTTAGTATCGGTAGTGATGTTGCAGCGGTAGCCGTTGGTGATGTTGCATGGTTCCAGAAAAATTCCGGTTCTCCTATCCTTATGCCTAAAGGAGAAACTTTGTTTTTATTAAGGCAAGAGCAACTTGATTTGGTTGAATAACTTAAAATAAAAATTATGGAACTACAAGATCAGTTAAGAAAACGGCATTTAGAAGCGAAGCATGATATAAACCTAGTTACTACCCTTCTTTATGCGGAAGATAAAATATCAAAAGAAACTAAGGAGTTTATAGAAAGGAGATTGGAAAGGATAGAAGATAACCCGTTTTCTTTATTAGGTGATTTACTTAGTGAAACATCGGATGATAGGGTGATAGAAATGTCATGCGGAAAAGAGGTAAAAAGATACAAGGTGATAGAGGTTTAATAAGTCCGTCCAATATTTTTTCGATGTTTAGACATTAAGTGCTACTTTTATACTCAAATAATCCAATATTCAGTTGAGGCTAAAACCGATTAACAAGGTATTAGTTACCTTGCCTAGTGCTTTCACCGAAGAAATAGTGACTGATTCCGGCTTCCGGTTATGGAAAGACGCTTCTTACTCAAAGGAGTGGAATGCTACCGTTGTCGGTAAGGTTGCCGCTATTTCTGATTATACCAAGCCGGATTCACAGGTAATTTCCGATCAGCTTGACGTTGATATGGAAGTCGTTTTCGATTACAAGGTTGTTTCCGACTTTGACTTTGCCAGCGACAGCAACCATTTCCACCTTGTAACCCCCGTAGAATCCATTTACTTACGCAAGTACACTTCAAAAAGTGGCATGTGGATCAATGTGCGGGCTTTTCCTGGCACTTTCGGCCACCAATGGAACGGATGGTTACAGGATAAATACCTGAACCGGATTGACGGCGCACAGGGTACGGAGAAGGATATTGAAAAGTGGCTGGCACAATTCACATTCGGTAAGACCGACAAATACGTTTTTAAAAATCAACTCACCGTAAATAAGCAGCCCTATTGGAAGGTTGCCTACGAACAAATCTTTGCCAAAAAAGTACAGGGCGTATGGGAAGCCGTTGGTGATAAACTGCTCATGATACCGCTGGAAGTGGACGTAACAGAGCAGGTTAAAATCAGCATGGGCGGTATCCATATTCCAGAAAGTAGCTTGAAAGCCCGTTTTTATGACAGGGCTATTTTGCTTTCAGGGGGCGAAGAAATGGGACTGCAACGTGGGGATATTGTCGCTTTTGATGAAAAGTTTTTGATGAAATATGAAATAGAAGGGAGAGATTATTTCTTAATCAGAAAGAGCCGGATAAACGGTAAATGGAACTAATATGGCTTACAACATAAATACTATTTACAATTTAATGCGGGACATAGTCAGGAAGCAAAGGGGGGCGATGCTCACCGTTGATAAGGCTATGCAAGCGTTGGATGCAGGCCAGTTACTAAAATTTGAAGCCGATTTTAAGTCATACGCACAAACGCAAACTATCCACGATTCTTTGCGTGTTTTCAAAGTGACGAACCAAAGTTTTTATTCGGCAGGTAACGGAGAAGTGATTTTTGAAACCGACTATTTGCACATGCTTGCGGATTTAAGTGTTGTTTGGGGTAGCTTTTTTCAGCCGGTAAATTTTGTAAATCCAGAAGAAAAGGCAGAAGCTATCAATAGCCAACTACGGGCGATAAGTACGGCAGAGCCAATAGCAGAAGAAACATCAGACGGCTTTATCCTATACCCTGAATACTACTATGCAGGCCGGTATTCGTACCTAAGAAGGCCAGCAACTCCCGTATTAGACGTAACATACAGCGGTACGGATGGCAGAACTGTAACGTACAACCCTTTGACTAGCGTTCAATTGGAATGGAAAGATAACTACATCAACAGCGTAATAGCATACGCCTTGCAGTATATCGGAATTAACATGGACGAACAGGCGGTATTGCAATTTTCTCAACTAATCGGTAAACAATCAGAAGCATGAGTACAAAGTACCTTATAGCGGAACAAGTGCTTACAAAACTGGCTGGCGGATACCCTGACATTGCCGATAGTGTGCAGAAACCGGACTTGTATAAGCGGATTGAACAAAAGGTAAATGCCATGTTCAAGATGCAGCAATTTTCCATTAACCTGCCAAGTGGCGAAACAATACCGGATAACCTTGCAATAGGGATATATGAAAATGTGGCCGTAACGCAGTCCGGCTTGGTGTCGAAATCTACTTTGCCGGTAATGCCGATTTCCTTACCACGAAACGTAGGGGTATTTCAAATTTACAGTACCGATTTTCCAGATAATGTTTTCATCCCAATTGTTTCCGGTCAAAGGGCATTGCTAAGAACAGATGCTTTACTTTCCGATATGTTGGGGCAGGTTACTTATGAAGTTCAAGGAAGAACCATAAAATATCATTCAGACCTTACTTTAATGGGTATAAACACCGTTACAATGGAATTGGTTTGTATGGATATATCGCTTTACAGCATTACAGACCCGCTTCCGATACCGGCTGATTTTGAAGAAGCAATCGTAATGGAACTGTATAAAGAGTGCTTACCCATACAACCGGAAACAGGTATTTCAAATCAATATACCAACGTAGCAAACCAACCTAAATAATGGCAGCGATAACTTCTTTGGATCAAATTGTGCGTAACGTTCTTTTAAAGAACAGGTACAGCCTGCATTGGTACGTTGACTTCATGCTGTATGCCGCTGAATGTCTAAAGGAATTGACGATTGACGATTTGCATGTAATAAACACCAAATTATGTACATTAAGCAGTACAAATACGATTGAGATACCGGCAGATTATTCAGATTATGTTAGCGTTTGCGTAAAGGTAGGCCAGCATCTACGCCCACTTGTCGAAGATAATTCACTCAATCCAATGCCTAATTACGATGACAACTTTGTAAACCAGCCTTATGTAAGCTATACAGGTTCCAACGATGGGTATTTTAACCAATACCTCTACCCTACCGTATTCCAGGCTGCATCAAGATTTGATGATTACGGCGAAGCGTTAGGTAAAAGATACGGGTGGGCAGGCGGAAATGGTAACGATACTTTTAAGGTAATTAAAGAAAGAAACGTTATCCAGATCAATCAATATATATCAAACGACTGTAAAATAGTTTTCGGTTATATTGGTGACGGACGCAATGCTGACGCAGCTACACACATAGACATTGATGCAGACGCTACCATAAAGAGTTATAGTAATTGGCAGCGCAAGGAAAACAGCCGATCCTACTCATTGGCCGAAAAGGAAAGAGATAGGATGCTGTATGTAAACGAAAGGCTGATTTTACGTGCAAGGAAAAGCGACTTGACCTTAACCAAGATGAAGCGTATTCTATCCAAAAATTCTATCGCAAGCAAGTAAATGATAAATTCAAAGAAGCTACTTACCGGCGGAATCAATGGCGATGTTGCCCCTCAATTGATGGGCGAAGATGAACTATTGAATGTTGTCAATGGAAGGATGGCGGTTAGCGAATACGGCAGAACAGGACGCTATGAAAATGTTTGCGGTACTACAAGGATATTTGAATCGGTACTTCCGCCATACGGTGTTTCTTTTCCTATCGGTGGTGGAATTGACGAAGTGCGTGGATGGCTGATATATTTTCTTTACAACACGTTTAACGATCATGGCATCTATGCCTACGATGCATTAAGCGGTACTACCTATGCGGTGTTGTATGATAGCCAATTATTAGAAGGATTTGGATTTTCAAAAACATACCGGATAGACAGGAATGTTCGTGTGGTAGGTGATTTGGTGTATTGGACGGATAATAACAACGAACCAAAGCGGATAAATTTCATTAAAGGGATAAAGGCAAACCAAGCATCGTATGTAACAGACGCATTGCCGTATTCTTTTCCTATGGTATATCCTACACAAACGATTATAAGAAGGCCACCTTATTATGTTTTAGAAGTTACAAAAGATAATGATAGTGATTTTGAAAATAACAACATAGATGATATTGCTTTTCAGATGGCATATTTCTATGAATATGTTGATTTTGAGTGGTCTAAATTATCTGGATGGAGCGACTTATTGCCTTACGGCCCTACCGATGGTTCGACATATAATTTTGTATCGGCCAAGCTACCTTTTGCGGAGCCGGTTGACGATGATGTTCAGAAAGTTTATATCGTAGTAAGGCAGTTAGGTGCTAATGAAGTGGTTGTTTCTACTTCATACGTGCGTGTGTTCGATAAGGGTGATCCTGCTGATAATTTGCGGATATATGAGCATAATTACGGAACCACACAATTAGAGTTTGATTACTACGCAAATGAATCACCGACAGCACTTGATTCAGTACAGGCCAATACTCCTTTTGATAGCGTACCGTTAAAATCAAAGACATTAGATACCGCAAAACAGCGTGGATTTTTAGGCAATAACCTGGTCGGGTACGATACGCCATTGCAAACAAGCCTTACGGCAGCAGCGGTAAATGTTGATACCGATGATGCCGGGGGAACATTTAGCGGGGAATGGGGCTATGTGACACTTCATGCTAACTGGTCTGGTGGCGGCAGTTGCCAGGATGATTATATGTACCCGTTTGTTTATGTTGCGGGTGGTGCGCCAACGGGAAGCCCTAACGAGTTTTTCTACTACCCTCAATACAGGGTCAGTACGATATGGAACGGTGGCATAAACCCCGTTGACTTACCGGCAGATGTGAATTTGGCAGATAAGGGATTTGCAGCCACAACGGAAGCTAATTTTGTATCTAATCTTCAATATTTTGTTTATCCGGCTACAAGCGGTTGTTTGGTTGGATTCCCTACATGGCAGGTAACGTATGAAATTGACTACACTTTTGCGCCTACTAAATTGGTTGATGTAGTTCAATTCACGCCTTCCGAAGTGTCTAACTTTTTCAAATCAAACAGCACGTATAATGTTTCAGTCGTGTTTTTTGACAGGTTCCGCAGGAAATCAGGAGTAGTAAAATATTACTCACAGGTAACGATACCACAAAGAACATATACCCAAACAGAATTTGCAACGTCAATTCAATGGCTGTTGGATAATACAGATGCTTCAGATGAAATACCGGATTGGGCCTACTATTATTCAATCGTTGTTACGAAAAATCTTACGACAAGGTTCTTTGTGCAGGGGCAAGTTAATAATGGCGGCTACGCAGTAAGGGATGAAGATGGAACGTTTACCTACGATACCACCTACGATATTGAAACACAGTATGCCACAGCCTTTAGCCTTACACCTTTATACGGGCTAGGACTAGGATATAGCTTTACGGAAGGTGACAGGATAACCGTATTCATGGAAGATGGCACTACCATTCCTAATTTACAGGTATTAGGACTTGAAGGTAATAATGTTTTATTCCAGCTAAAAGATGTAGGCACTATACTGACCGATGGTAGTTATGTGGCATCTTATGAATTGTTCACGCCATATCTTCCTACATCAAGCGAACCGTATTTTGAAACGGGGCCGGTTTATGAAGTTTTAAATCCTACCACAGCAAGTAGGGCGTATTCAACCACATCTAACGTATTAACCGGCGATACCTATAATATAGAGCGCACATTAAGCGCTGAAATATTTATCGTGGAAGCTATGTCACCCAATGATAAGTATTGGCAGAACTGGCAAACAAGTACCGGATGGGCAAACTTCATAACCAACTTGGGCCAAAAAAGATTAGAGAATCAAATCAAATGGTCTGAAACTTATATCCCCGATACGCAGGTAAACGGGTTAAGTACTTATGACGCTTTGAACGCTATACAGACACCACAGGAATGCGGTGAAATACAGAAGTTACAACTTACCAGCAAGGTAAGCGAAGAAGGTAATGTAATGCTGGCGATCCATACCAATGAAACAACGTCCTTGTATTTGGGCGAAGTACAGGTAGTGGATAGTTCTGGAACCAATGCTTTCTTTGCTTCATCCAGTAAGGTTATCGGAACCATCAACCCGTTAAAAGGTTCATTTGGTACGGTTAATCCTGAATCAGTAATTGAATATAAAGGGCTTGTTTTCTGGTTCGATGCGCTTAATGGTGCGTTTGTTCAGTATTCGGAAAATGGATTGGTTGCGGTAAGTGATTACGGCGTTGCCCGGTTCTTTGCCAGGTACAGTAAAAACTATTTGGCAGCAAGTTCAGGTAACCTTGATAACATAAACGGCTTCCATCATATAGGAACCTGCATTGATCCTTACCATAAAAAGGTAACCATTACGCTACCTGGATTGATCTATGAGAACTACGCTAACCAATTACCAAGCTATTCCAGCGTACCAAGCTATGCAGATGATGTAATTAACCGCTTTGATATTTATGATGAATTAGGTAAGACACTCACATTTGATTATAAAGAAAATAAATGGCGGGAATCTTACGAGTACATGCCGGAATGGATGGAATACATGCATAACAGATTTTACGGGTTTAAGAATGGAAACCTGTATCGTTTTGATGATGATATAGTAAACTGGAATACGTTTTTTGGTACGCAATATCCAATGCGTATTTGCATGAACTGGAACATCAAGGAAGCGGCAAGTGCCATCAAAGATGTTTATAATATAGCCATTGAAAGCAATGTAGCACCGGATTATAGTGTGCTGTACGCTACTTATCCATATATCCAAATAACAGACCTTACCGCAAGTGATTATACAGATGTAAGTGAAGGGGAAGGCGTGTACTATGCAGACTTCTTATGCGATAGGTTAAGTCCTAATGTTAGTGGTACAGTAGTACAAAAAATGCAGAACGGCGATGTGGTAAAAGATAATTGCCCGAAAGTAATGCTGGAATTTCAGCAGTATGATAGTTTGATTTATGTGACGTTTGTGAATTTAGGATTTGTAATATCAAGGGGTACTTTACCGTTAATAGGTAAATAATATTATATGAAAAGATCATCATTTTTAAAATCATTATTAGGCATTGCAATTGCGCCTAAGATTGCTATTGAAGCGGCTGAAAATGTTGCGTCTGCGCCGATAGGGCCACCGATAAATAGTGCATTTCTTGGTTTTATGGATGGGCGGTCATTTAAAATTGGCGATCTAGTAAGAGATATGCATGGAAGTACCGGAGTCGTATTAAAAAGTGGAATTAAGAACATATTAAAAAACGGGCCTGAAATTGACGTAAAAAATAGGTTATTTTCTTTCTCAAGCGTATATACCGAAAGGTCGTGATAAGCACAGACCGTTTACATATAACACCCCTATCCTACTATGAACTGATAGATTATGTGTATGACAGAAAAGGAAGTGTAGTAAGCGATGATGATTTAATGTGGACAGTTGATAACGTTCTGGTTCCAATGTCTAATGCGGAAGAAGAAGATCATATTTATTACACGTTTTGGCAGGCTACAAGAGTAGATGGAAAAGTAGTAGGTGATATAGGAATCAAAGCGCCGCCGGATGAATTTGGAGTAGTGGAAATAGGCTACTTCGTTTTTGAGCAATACAGGAAGAAAGGGTACGGAACGGAAATGTTGAAAGGGCTAATGGAATGGATAAGGGTTGATAACAAAACCAACTTCGTAGTGGCAAGAGTTGACCCGAAAAATCATCCTTCAATAAGGGTTGTTAGAAGTAATGGTTTTCGTAGGCTCAATATAACAGAAAATATGGTTACATTTATACGTCAAATTAAATTCTAATATTCTATGGCATGGGTAGGTAAAGCCGTTGGGGGTGTATTGCAGATAGCCGGAACTATCGGGGGCAATATAAGCGCAGATAAAACGCTTAAAAAAATGAAGAAGTTAGGTGGACAAGACCCCGCCTATACAGAATCCCCTTACGCAAAAAACGAATTAGGGCTTGCTCAAACTTTATATAACGGGCGAATGGCTGGCGCAATGGATTATGAAAAAGGAATCCAAAATAACGCAGCCAATACTATTGCTAATGCTCAACGTAACGCAACAGATTCAAGCCAATTACTTTCAGTAGGTGCAGCAACACAAGGCCAAACAAATGACGCTTACGGTAAACTTGCACAAATGGAAGCTGGCGACCAACAGCAACGTTACCAAAATTTAGTAGCGGGGCAACGTGGCATGACGGCAGAGCATCAAGCAATGTTTGACGATAAGCTAAGGCGCTGGCAAGATCAGTTAGGTTTACTTATGAAGCATAACGAAATCCGTCAGCAGCAATGGGGTAACGTTAGTAATCTTGGTTCAAGTATTTCCGGTATGGGAAGTTTCGGCGGCGGCGGCGGTGCATCAGCGGGCGGCGGTTCAGGAGCAGGATTTTAATAAAAATAAAACAACGATAAATGAGCAGGCGGCCAGCAGTATTTCAGGACGGCAGTATAGGCAAACCGATAGGAGAATTTATTGGTGCTGCCTCCAATGCTATCAATCAGAGGCGGGAAGAAGCAGATATAGAATCAAGGGATAGAAATGCCCGATTGAATTACGATAAGGATAAAGCAGAAGATGATGCAAGGGATAAAACAATAGAAGGCATCAAAGGCGGTGGTCATATTGGCATTGTAAACCCAGATTTACATAACGATAACGAGCTTTATAAACTGCAACAAGAGGCGTATAAGTTAGCTGAATTAAAAGTGCCAAACGCTCAATTACAAGCATACATAGCTCAAAGATTAAAACCTATTAATGACGGCTATACTGCATTAAAGGCTTTTGACGAACAGGCTAAGTTGCAATCAAAAGAACTAGCAACAGCTTACGGCGGTGATGCTACAAAGGCGTATGAAATGATAATGAAGGAAAATCAAAAAGATGTTTTTGATTTTGATGAAGCCGGAAATATAAAAGGATACAAAGGGATAATTGTACCATCAGGAGATCATGCCGCATCTTTAACTTCCATTGATAAACTGCCTGAATGGGTAGGAAGTTCAGATGCCTTAGTTAAGCATGTAAGCACATTACCTAAAAACTCAACCACTCAAAACAGGATAGTAAGAGATAAAGGCTTTGCTCACATAGATAAAAACACAGAAGAAACTACTGCACTATTTGAAGAAGATTATGATGCAAAAGGTAATCTTGTAGGTAAAAAAGTAAAGGTGGATGAAAACGGAGCCATGCCACCGGAGCAGTTTGAAATATTCAAGCAAGACCCTAAAGCATACGCCCAATTTGCAAGGTTATACAAGCCAACCAAAGAAGCCGAAATGAAACGGTTTCAGGAATTTGGCATGTTAGGTGAAGAAGGATTAAGCCCCGAAGCCGATGATTTAATGCAGCGCAGGTTGGCGGCTAAAATTACAGGATCAGGAATAAGTGGACTAAAATCAACTTCCGAAATCCAGGATATAACACCAAAGCCAGCAAACGTTACAAATATCAATAACGGCAAGCAGGATAACGGCCCAATGGGTAATGACTTTGAATCCATTTCAACATCAGATAACAGAAACGGAGTAAACATAGAAAACGGGAAAGTTACAAGGGTAAAAGACGGTTCCAACTTTAGCGGTGAAGTTCACATACCACAAGCAGATATTCCAGCATCTATAAATTCAGCAGTAAGGGCATTAGATAGCGATGATGGTGTTTTGGTTGGCGAAGATGGCAGAGTAACAGCCGAAGTAAAGGATGGCGAAATCGTTTCTATAAAAACAAATAAAGGGTTTAAGTTTTCTAAAAACAACCAGATAGTAGGCCAAAGAAAATTAGATGCAGGCAGGAAGGATGAAGGTAATGCACCGTTTGGCGGCAACCCTAAACCAGATAATAAGCCAACAACAAACTACAAAGAAATTAAAACTATCAAAGGTGTCAAATGGGGCATGAAAGCCGATGGCACAATTGAAAAAATAGGGTAATGAGAAATCCAAAGAATAAAGATATTCCAGCAGATGTATTGGCAGCTTTCGGCAACCCCGAACCTGAACATGAAGAAATACCGGATGAAGTATTAAAGGCTTTCGGTCAAAAAAAAAATCCATTAGCGACTACTTCAAAGCCTTCTGGAACTACTGCTTCCCCTATACAATCACAATCAGGCGCAGGTAATTTTGGAGTAGAAGGTAATCCAGTTAAACAGCGTGGAACATTCACCCCCGAAAGTGAAAATATGTTCCACGTGGAACAGTCCCCAACAAATAGTCCACAGGATAATTCACATTTTCAAGCATCTGGTAATCCTGTAAAACCAGCCGGAACCTTTGCCCCACAAAGTTTAGACGAAGCACATGCAGAAGATAAAAATTGGGCAGGTAACTTATGGAATAGAGTAGTGTCAGGTACGTCAGGTCTTGTATCGGGTGCTACTGATAAAGCTATGTCTTTTACATTTGGACTTTTGCCTGAAAGCGTATTAGGCACAACTTCCGATAATGCAGTAAAACAGTTCAGAGAATCGGTAACACCAACCGTGAAAGGACAGTTTGAAAAAGCAGTAGGGGCTAATGTAACCCCGCAAGAAAAAAAGAATTTTGATGAAGGTTTTTGGAGTGGTGCAATAGGTGGGCTTGTTGAAAGTGCCCCCGCTATTCTTGCTCCGAAAGGGGCTAGGGCCGCCGCCTTATTTTACCAAGCGTATGATGGTGCATTAAGGTCTATCAATTCAACAGATGCCGGAGCTAAACTACCCGAATCTACGAAAACAAATTTTGCAATAATAACAGGCGGGGCGCAAGCAGCATTTGAGAAGATCGGGCTAGATAAAATAATAGGTAAACAATCAACTAAGGTAGCGACAAAATTAGCCGCTAAAACCGTTGCTGAACTTGTAGAAAAATCAAAAGTACCCATAACGGCGGCAATGGTTGACCAAGCGATATTAGCCGGAGCAAAGGGGTTAAAAGAAAAGGTAGTCAAAGCAGGTGGCAAAATAGGTACGGGGGCATTAGTAGAATTTACGACAGGTTCGCTTCAAGAGGCTAGTACAATTTTGGCTGAAACATTAACCAATAAGGCGACAGGCAAAGAAGTATTTGCAGATGCATCTTTCGCTGAAAATGCTAAAAGAATTGTTGTATCAGGTGCAGCCGAATCAGTAGGCGGCGCAGGACTAAGCATAGCGGCAATGCCATTCTCAAAAACAAGGAACTACATAGCAGAACAAGTTGCCGCTGCAAAATCGCCGGAAGATATATTACGCCTGAAACTAGAGATAGGGGATAATGTAAACCTAACGCAAGAGCAAGCAAATATAATATCTGAAACCATTGATAATTATGTACGTGTAAACAGTAAAATACCGGAAGGGACGGCCAATAGAAAAGAAGTAGCAGAGAAGATAATTGAACGGGAAGAAATTGAAACTGAACTGGCTAAAAAGGAATCTGAATTACAAAATACAGATGCAGCATTCCAGGCTGAAACAAAAAAGGATATTGAGCTTTTAAATAATCGGGCGCAAGAAATAAACGGTGAAATATCTGAAATTTCAAAAACCGAAAAAGTAGAAGAAACCGAAGCGCCTAAAACAGAACAACCTACTGTATCTGAAAGTGGGGTAGAATCATTGAAAGAAGGCGATAAATTACAATGGGATGCTTACGGTAATGAGGGTAGTGAAGAATGGACGGTAGGTAAAAGAGTTAAAACAAGAGGTGGACAAGATGCCGTAGTATTATCAAAACGGTATATAGAATCCGCTAAAGACGGTTCAACCCATAGTAAAGAATATGCTGACGCTAACGGTATTAAATACGACAATGAACATACAATAGAACATACAGTCCCTTTAAGTGATTTAAATAAAACAAAAACTGAACCTACTGTATCTGAACAAGTACAGGGTGAAAATGTAGGTAAAACAGAACCGGCGGGAAAGGGTATAGAAACACCCAAAACAATTATACCCAATAAGGTACAGGAAAATAAACCTATCGAAGTAGAGGTATATCGGGGGCAACACGGAAGTAGTGAACTTGAATCTAGGCTTGGTAGTTTCAGTTTTACCGAAAATCCCGAAACTGCAAAAATATACTCTGAATCACCTAACAATAAGGAGATGGATAGTTATGCAAAAAATCCAACAATCATTAAGGCGAAAATTAGTATAAAGAATCCGGTAATTAACACGCCCGACGATCCGTTTATTGACATTATGCGTGTTTCTGAAATACTAGGAGAAGTAAAAGCGAAAGAAATCGCAATCAAGTATAGCGATCAAATTAAGTACACAAATAATTGGGAAGAAAATTATTCTGAATTTGAATCCGTAAAGGAGTTATTGAAAGAAAGACCGGAGGAATTAAAAAATCTCTACCTGGATGCGTATAATTTATTTGACGATTCGGACGTAGTGAAAGCGTTTAAGGAAAAAGGGTATGATGGCGCTGTACACGCTGGCGTTGGTGAAAATTCAATGGAGCCGGAGTATAGAGTTTTTGATAAAAGACAAATTGAGCTTAATAAAACTAATATAGGGGATGATTTTGAAGGAAACCATAAGGCTATTTCAGATATAACCGAACAAGTTGTTGCGGATAGAAAATCTAATGAAGCCAAAGCGAATAGGGCAGATGACGAATCTAATAAGCCTATTTCAGACAGACTAAATGAAATAGATGCGGAAATAGGTAAAATGCGTTCCGATAATGCAGTTAATTCCGATGGTGATTTAATGAGAAAGGTTGCCAAAGAAAATGTTTCTGATTTTCATAAGTTAGTTTTATTGCAAAGTGAAAGAGATAATTTAAGCAAAGAATTAAAGTACGACAACAGGAAGGCGTATGACAAGGAAACTGAAAAAATAATATCGGATAAGACTAAGCCGTATCAGGATGCTATTGATAAAGAGCAAGACAGAATCGGTAAAAGCATATCAGAATTAAGCAAGGAATTGGGAGCGACAGAAAATGATTTAAAGTGGGGAGATAAACAATTTGATGAAGAATTAGGCGACAGAATAGGAGATAACAAGTCGGCTGTTTTTATAAAGCCACACGAATCTGATATTGAAACGCCTAACGGGATGGAAACGGTAAATGACGGTCTTACTGTTGAATTAGTAACAGTTAATCCCAAAAATAGGGGCGAAGGATTGGCGAAGAAAAGGCTAAAGCAAATAACAGATGCCGCAGACAAACATAACCTTACATTATTCTTAGATGCGGTTCCGCAAGAAAAAAACATAACAGAAGAAGGTCTTAAAAAGCTATATAAACAATATGGTTTTGAATTTGACGGATTTAGTGGCAAGAGAAAACCAAAAACACCCAAAACAGAAGATATTATACCCAATAAGGTACAGGAAGGAAATGAAGTTAAGCTACCAAGTCAAGTAAGCGGTGGATTAGAAAGGAACATGGTTTATGATAAAGGAGAATGGAAACAAAAAGTAGGGAATGAATTAACTAAGGTATCTGATAAAGTACAACAACAAGCACAAGATGTTTTCGTTGCTAAAAATGAACCTACTAAAACAGAAGTTGTAAATGAAAATATTGAGCCGACAAAAACAACTATCGTTGCAAAAACAGAGCCTATTGAAAATAAGCAAGCAACAGGAGAAGGAGCGCCAAGTTCAAAAAAGCAATCCGTCCTTGAAAGGCCAAAAGAAGAAGTAAGTATTGATGATGTGCTAGGGGAGCTTTTAGGGGATGGGGAAACGAGCTTACATAGTAAAGAAATCTCAAACGATTCCTTAAAGTCAGGGGATAAAAAAAGCGTTGATGAATATGTATCGGGTGGTAAAACAATTCTTGGTAAGCTATACCCTAAAGCCAAACTTGAAACTTACGAAACAACAGCCGAATATGAAAAAAATGGTGGCGATGTAGGTACAAGGGGCAATATGGATATAGGCAAAAACGGGGAGCATGTAGTAAGGCTTGACCTTGAAAGAATCCGTAAGGCAAATTCAGGTAAAACAGTAGCACATGAGATTGGACATATAATAGTTTTTAATGCGTTTGGCACAAAGAACGATACGTTAGTCCCATTATGGAATGAAATAGCAAATGATTTACATGGCGTAAAAGGATTCAAAGAAGTAATTGATTTCGCTTCTGAATATCACAGGGATAATATTGCGAAAGAAGGTCTTACTGAATTATTAGCAAGGGTAGTAAACGGAGATATTTCATTAAAGGACGTACCAAAATCAACGGTTAATAAAGTAATTGAACTTATAAATAAGTTCTTTGAAACAATCGGATTAGAGAACTTTAAAATTAATGATGTAAATGATTTCCATGCAATAGCAGAAAAATTCAAAACAGCATTTGAAACAGGTGAAACCAAAGGGCTTGATAAGATTGCTAAAAGAAAAAACATTGAAAAAACGTTAGCAGAATATGAGAAGAAAGGGCTAAAGTTATCATCCCAAGAATTAGACCCTGCACACAGAGAGAAGTTAATAAACCTACTAAAACAGAAAGTATCAGAAGAAATAAAATCAGGTAAATTAACAAGTGAACAAGCGCAAAAAATATTTGATAAAGCAGGCATAAAAGAACCACCACCAGAAGCGCCGAAGGTAGAGGGGAAGGAAGAACCAAAAGGTAAACCGAAATCGCTTGCTAATCGTTTGGTTGAAGCTAAAAATGTACCGGAAGCGGCCAAAGAAGGTATCAAGGCAGAAGGGCTAACGTATGAACCTAAAAGCCAAAAAGAAGCAGAACAATTAGCTAAAGCCATCATAGATGAAGATGGTATTGATAGTGCTGTTTTACAAGCGCAGGCCGGTAAGTTTGGCGGCGATGTAAATACATTGGTACAAACAGAGGCATTGAATAAGTTATCTGAAATAGAAAGTGCAGCTAAAACACCACAGGAAAAACTAGATGCCGCTAAACAGTTTGCAGAAATAAGCATTGGCCTGGATGAAAGTTTGCGTAAGCAGGGGCAGGCAATCAGCGCCGTAAACTTCTTCTATAAGAAATCTCCGTTGGGTATTCAGATAATGGAGAATGTAAAGCGCAAACAGGAATTTGATAACTGGTCAAAACCAAAGGAAAAATCATGGAAAGAAGCCTTCGATGATATGATGAAGGAACCTGAATTTGAAGAACTCGTAAAAGAGAAAGTCAAAGAAGGGATTAAGCAGGAACGTGCAGAAGCAAGGAAAACAAGGATTGAAAAAGTAGATAAGTTTTTTGATGCCGCTATTGATTCATTCAGTAAAAGCGGGGCAACATATTCAACTATCATACCGCCAAAGGTTATAACAACTGCATTGGAAGGGATGAAAAAGGCTTACCATGCAGGTGAGAAAGTTGCTGAAATAATCGAAAAAGCGGTTGATTATATATCGGAAGAATTAGGCGGAGCATCATGGGATAAAGATAAATTCAGGGAAGAATGGGATAAGCGGTTAAAAGAGCCAACCGATAAAAAACCATTAACCGATGAAGAAGTAAAAGCTAAGTATCTCGATAGAATGAGAAAAAAGCTAACAGGGATGAATGACCGCCAAAGGGAAGATGTAATCTTAAAATCGCATAAGAAGATCATTGAAAGCGGTGGATTAGATTTTCAGGATTTCAGAAAGATCATAGCCGAAGTAACAGGCCGTGGTGAAATGACCGATGCCGAAGCAGCTAAACTAAAGCAGCTTGTATCAGAAACCAACAAGGTTGATGAAGCTGGTAAGGTAGCAAGGGAAACCCGTACACAAGGCGCAAGGGAAGCATTCCGTCAGGCAGAGATAAAAGCGGGTACGGCAGCAAAAGAACTAAACACGCTACTTCACAACAGGCCAAATATTACCAAGCGCCTAACATCAATGCTTCAATTGAATACATTGGGTATCCCTGCATTGGTGAACAACCCTATCTATAACGCATGGAACCATTTAGGTTTAAGGTTGCCGGTAGGTATTGTTAAAACGGGAGTTGACCAAGCTATATATCGTATAAGTAAATCATTGGGTAAGGAAGTATTGCCTGAAACAAATGTATTATCAAGGCAGGTTCAGAAAGAGTTTTTCAGGAAGCTTGGATTAGGTACAAGGGAAGCGGTAAGCCAGTTTGTAACAGGATTGGATAGAATGGATTACCTGAATAAAGAAATACAAACCGATCAAATCCGGCCACATACCGCAATGAAAGATTTGTGGGAATACAGCCAGGGTAAAAAGAACCTTACCAAAACACAGGTATTCGATAAGATGTTACAGGCATCCCCGCAGGGTGTTATAGCGGAAGGCATTGCCCGTACATTGAACTTAGGTGATAAGCCCATGCGTTTTGCAGCAGACGCAGCACAGGCGGCGGCATTCGCAAAATCATTAGGATTAAAGGGAATTGACTTTGATTTATTCATTGATTTTCCAAGAGAAGAAGCATACCGTGTTTATAAAGAAAAAGGGTTGAGTGATGCAGAAGCAGGCAAGAAAGCAGACTATGTAAAAGAAACCATCGTAAAAGAAGGGGAACGTTCAACTTTCCAAACAGATAACTTTTTAACTGACGTTATAAATAAAGTATTTGGCGGCAAGAATAGTAGTGTTGGCGGTGCAGTAAAAGCGGTAGCCATTTCACCGTACATCAAGATACCGTCAAATGCCTATTGGAGTTATTTCAACCTTGTTAATCCAGAAGTAGCCATGATGCAATCGGCCATGTATGGCGCTAAAGCAATGCTAAAACAAAGGGGAACAAAATTCAACTTCGATAAAAGCAATAGTACGGCGGCGAAAGATTTACATGAAGCAAAGTATTGGTTTGCTCATGGCGTAGTAGGATTGGCAACAAGGGCAGCGGTAACAGCATTGGTAGCGCAAGGTATTTTCCGTCCTGCCAATTCAGAAAAAGATACCAAAAAAGAGAGGGAAGGCGAACAGAATTTTGAGCAACAAGGTTCGGTAAACGTAAGCAAGTTATGGGAGTACATGAAAGGCGGCGATCCAAGTAAAGTGAAGAAAGGGCTTGTAATACAAAACAGGTGGTTCGGTCAATTCGGCTCCGTTGGTAATACCATTGCAAGGAGAGAAGAAGCAATGACACCGGAGCAAAAAGAAAACAGGGATAGTTACATACAGGAAGTAATGGGTAACCTGAAAGAATCTTCCTTACCTGAATTGGAGCAAGGTATTTTCGGTAACACATCAGGGCTTTTAACAGCGTTAAATATGGGTGGCAGTTTTGCACAGTCATGGGGTGCAAATACCTTAAACATGATGACTAATATTATTCATCCGGCAGCAATGGCGCAAGTATCAAAAGCGCAACTACCATACTACACCAAAGTGAAAGCCGATAGTTTTAAGGAAGAACTAAAGAATGATATGCTAACCCGTTCATCGTTGTTAAGGAGATTAGCAGGCGAATACCCTCCAACTAAAGTAAGTATATGGGGGGATAAGATAGAAAAACAAGGCGGTACTATTCAAAAGTTATTCGGTATAACAAGGTCAAATGACGACAATTTTGCAGCACCGATATACCAGGATTATAAGCGAACAAACAACACTAAGTTTTTCCCAAGCGCAGTAAAACCGGAAGTAAATAACGGAAAGGAAACGATAAAACTAAGTGTAAAAGAAGCAGATAGGCTTGCAGAACTGGTAGGGCAACAACGTAAAGAGTTGCTTACCCCGTTTATAAATGACATGGCGCATTTTGAAGGAAGCCCAGTTTATAGTAAAATAAAAACAGATGACGAAAAAGTAGAGAACCTTCAAATAGTTTATGAAGTAGGTTATGAAAGAGGCAAAGAACTGTTCTTGAACGAAAACAAGCAATATAAAGCTGGCAAAACAACAGCGAAAGAAAAGGCAGATAAAAAGAAAGAATCAGCAAATCATGGCAAAACAAGAGCAAAACTTGAAGCCAAAAAATAAATAGGGTTATGGATACAGTAGATAAGGAGTTAGCCCACTATAAAAAACTGTTTGGAATAGGGGATGATGCCATTGAATCATATTTGGTTTTAATTGGCATCTTCCGGCAGCAAAGGGAGTACCTTAAAGATTTCAGTATTAAATCAAAAATAGGTTCAGATGATAAAGCGGTAGCCATTGAATACAAAAACGCAAAGGACTTATGGGAGAACTTGCCGGATATGATTTCAAAGCTAAACAGGCTTAAAAGCGAATTGAAAATTGAGTTTGACGAGAACGAGGGGAAACCAAAAGCAAAAGCCATTTCACCCCAATCAATAGGAAGTTAAATTATGTTTTATCCGGTAGAAGGCGGCAGCGTTTATGAAGTTCATGACAATGCGTTTGGATATATATTCAAGTGCAACTTGCCGCCCGTAGGGTTTGGCCTTAATAGCATAACAGGTAAGATAGAGCCAACCGATGTTATTAAAAGGTCAGATATAATAGAGCAGCAGAAATGGGAACGATTTGAAGCGCCGTTAGATTGGAAGAAGAAAAGGCTGGCAGAAAAAGAAAGGCAAAGGTTTGATTCAAACCACTTTGACCATTACTTAGAATCAATCAGATCAAGAGAATGGAACCGTAGGCTTAATGGCGTTTGGTTTTGGAACTATTGCCCTAAAGAAAAAACAAGCAAACTTCATTACATAACAGGAACTCATTACCTGTATTGCACCAACTGGAAATTTCAGGGTAAGTTTATGGACTTCCGTATTAACGATATGGAAGCGTGGTATGTAGTAAAGTATTGCGAAACAGACCCCGATAGTTTAGGGATAAACGAGATAACAAAACGTAAATTAGGAAAGACGGCGAAACTTGGTTGTTGGATGTATGACAGGACTTCAAAGCGTCCAACGAACCAGCATTGTGCTTTTCAAAGTAAGGCAGATGGTGATGCAGAAGAAGTAATGAAGAAAGCTATCGTACAACCCTGGCAGAAACTTCCAGATTACTTCCGGCCTATTTATGATACGATGAAAGGGGA